GTTCAAGGTCCTGAAGGGCGGTGTGTCCATGCAGGGGTACAAGAGGGACTCCCCAGACAGGGATAACGACTTCAACATCATCCCATCGAACAGCATCACGATGGAGGGGGTTGATCACGACGTTCTCGGTGTCAGCGACACTGGTGACGTCAAGCACATGAAGCCTGGGAGGACGTACAAGTTCAGCGGCAAGACTGTCACGGAGTACCCGTTGTATCAGGGGAGCGGACAGGTTGACCCCATGAGGCTGGTGAAGGCCATAGCTGGGGTGGAGTCGGGGATGAACTACAGGGCTCAGAACCCAACATCGTCTGCCGTAGGTGCTCATCAGTTCCTCTGGAATCAGCTGAAGGATGACCCCATGCTTGAGGGTGTGAGCAAGGAGGAGTATCTTATGGACGAGGACCTACAGGATAAGGTGATGCTCAAGGCACTCACTGAGTCTGTCGCTGGTGGCAATCCGTACGAGGAGGACATCAGGGCTCTCAGGGAGGAGTACTCCCCTCAGATAGCTGGGTTCGATGACATGTTCTCCGACCTAGATCTGTACCTCTCAGACACCTTAAAGGTCGTCAGGGTGGAAGGGAGTATCTTGGGTACACTGTCAGAGACAAACAACCCGAGAACCTGAAGGGATTGAACATGCCATTCCCTAAGTACCTTGAGAAGTTTTACGGATATTACAACAAAGAAGAAGACTGATGGGAATATTTGGAACCAAGAAAGAGCTGCTCGAAGGTCCTGGTGGGGACGTGACTGCGATGGCCATCGGTGGGGAGACCAAGGGCAAGGAGTTTAGACAGAGAAAGAGATCCGCTAGGAAGATGGCTAGAGCCAACAGGAAGGCTCAGAGAAAGGTCGACAAGCACGGTGGCCGTATTGAGGACTACGGTGGCACGAAGCTGACAAGGATGCAGCAGAGAGAGGCCGACTACTTCAAGGATCTCAGGCAGGAGAGGGCCAAGGACATAGCGGCGACCACAGCCATCGCAGCCGCTGGCATTGCTACGGCTGGACTGGGTGTAGCTGCAGCACAAGCAGGAGGTGTCGGCGCAGCCATCTCTGGAGCGGGCGGGCTTGGTAGTGCAATCGGATCTGGCCTTGGTACTATCGGCACCGCCGCTGGTAGCGCCCTGGGAATCGGAGGTGGCACTGGCGCTGGGGCTGGGGCTGGAACAACCGTTGCGCAGCAAGTCGGAAAGCAAGCCCTCAAGTACGCTGGCAAGAAGGCCGTTCAGACTATAGGTGCGGGCGGTGCTCAGGGGGCCTTCAACGTTGACCCCGCGCAGCAGGCTCAGTTCGAGCAACAGATGCAGCAGATGCAGATGGGTCCCATGATGTTCGCCCCACCGCAACAGTACCAACAGCCTGCTATCCCCACTCAGTCTTACCAACCTCCTGGGTTCGTAGGGCCGCCTGAGTACACGGCCTCGTCGGTGTACGACTCATTCGAATACAACGAATAACGACAGCTTTACTATCTTTGTCGCATGGCTACACTGAGCGTACAGATTGACGAGAAGATATCCCTCAACAGCAGGGACTTCGGTCAGACTAGAACAACCAGCATCACTGGCATCAACACAGTTGACACCAGGGTGTTCGTGGCCACGTCCACAGAGATAGACCTCATCAAGTTTGACACTGCTGCTTCGGCAGGCCAATTCGTCGACGGGACTCTGAAGTACATAAGAATCTCTCACCTATCAGGAGGTGACGATCTTGAGGTGAGGGTCGTTGGGACTGACGAAGAGTACGCAACCAACGTACCCACAGGTGGAAGCTTCGTCCTGTTCAATCAGGATGTGGACGCAAGATCAACATCAACAACCCCCGCCATCACCGCAGACGGAACGGTGGGGATTACATTCGCAAACATTAACAAGATCTCGGTGGCGTCAAGCGGCGCTGATATCACAGCAGAATACTTTGTAGCAACATCATGAGAACAGTAAGCATGAAACAGTTCCGTGGAGGCGGAATGAACAACGAGTACGGAGGGGGAGGCAGAATGCCTAAGCAGCTCCTTGAGTACTTCAAGAGAAAGAACAAGGAGTACGCCATGGGCGGAGCCTACAGAGAATACCAAGACAGCGGAAAGACTCTATCCCCATTGCAGGAGATCCTGTACGACAGAATGAGCTCTCTTGGGTCCTCCGAGCTTGGTAAGCACCAGGGTGAACGCTACCTTGACGTTGAACTCAGCGAGAATCTTAGACCAGAGGATAGAGAAAGAGTTCTATCTGAATTGAAAGAAAGCGGCTTGGGTCGTAGAATATACGGTGGTGAAAGCGGCTATGGTTCCATGATGACTGAGTTTGAAACTGGCCCCTATGGTCAGCTTGGGTCAGAAATCTACGATGCAGATGTTGCTCGATACGATGAGGCAAAAAGAATGGGACAACAACTACCTAAGTACGGACTTAACTATGGGGAGGGCATGGCGGTAACTGCAAGACAGGGAGACCCATCGACTGATGCGTTTTCTATGCTCACAAAGGATATAGCCAGTGACCCTAGATTTGCAAAGCTTTCCGAGCAAGAGCAGAGAGACCTATACGACCTGTTGGGCAGGCAAGCCGACCGCTTTAGCGCGGGTGAGGTTGATTTCTCAACGTACAGAAGATGACCCTAGCGGAGCTGATTCGAATAAAAAAAGGCCCCCTACTGGGGGCCTTTCTTATTCTGACCAGTGGTCTACAAAACCAGGCTGTCCTTGACAAAAGTAAAACCTTTGGATGACTCGGTCAAAGTAAGCTAGCGTGGTGTCGTTAAGCATCTCTGTCACTCGATACCATCCCTCTTCTTCTGCAACCAAACGAAGTCCACCGCTTGGTCCGAAAATGGTGAGGATCTTGTAGTCCTCTCCTTCTGTCAACGGCTCTGACTTGAAGTTTTCCATGGAGTATGTTTCTACCACCATTGTGCTCTCTTCAGCCAAGCTAATCATAAGAATGGATGTCTGACCGAGGGCAAGGTTGCTGATGGCAGCAAAAAGTAAGATGATTGTGTAACGCATGATTTGAATTGTTTTATATTTGAACTCTGATGCTATGATATGTCGAATCCTTGTCTTTTCCAAATATCGACGGTTAACGAGTGTTAATGAACAAGCACTACTTCAACCCCAAGAAGAAGAGAAAGGACTCAGCCATAGAAAATGAAAAGAGACGCCTTAACAATGAAGCTGTCAAAAAATCTATCACTCGCCGAAGTAACCAAGAGCACAACAGCTAAGAGGCTCGGCATAGACAACACACCAGATGAATGGACAACGGAGAATCTTAGACAGATTGCTGTCAACGTATTTCAACCTCTTAGGGACGCTCTCGGGTGTCCTGTATACGTGTCGTCAGGCTATCGTGGACCTGAGCTCAACCGTGCTATCGGCGGTGCGAAGCGTAGTCAACACATGGAAGGAAGAGCACTCGATCTGGACGCAGACGTATACGGAGGTTGTACAAACGCTGAGATCTTCCACTACATTAAAGACAATCTGGAGTTCGATCAGCTGGTGTGGGAGTTTGGTGATGAAGACAATCCTAATTGGGTTCACGTGTCTTTCGTTTACGATGGGGTTAATCGTAAGAGGTGCCTCAAGGCTTGTCGTGATGATCAAGGAAAGACTTACTACGAAGTAATCTTTGACTAAGACCTAGACTCCAGATCCCTGTAGAAGTCCTGAACCAGAAGCCTAGCCTTCTGAGTTATGGCGTACCTGACCCTGTAGTTGTGCTTCGTCTCCTCCCTGAACAGGTGATCCTCTCTCGTCTGAGACGGCGTCAGCCTGTCGAAGTGCTTGTACACATACCCCTCCTTCATGAGAGGGTACAATGTCTTCTGAGCCATGGGTGCGGAGCTCTGCTCTAACTCCTTGGCCGCATGCTTGATGGTGAAGAACTCAAGGTCGTACGCCCACAGAAGAAACATGAGCTCTCTTTCGAAGATGTCTCTGCTCACGCAGAAGTTTCTCACGGTAGTTCTCAGGTGCTTGAGGTAGTTTCTTTTGACGTACCTTTGGTCAAGAGGGGAGAACTCCCTGAAGAGACGCTTCTTGGATCCCTTCCTAATCGCCATAAAACCAAAGATATGGACAAAGAGGGTTTCTTGTTAGAGATACAGAGGGTTGCTTTCGAGGTTGAGCGCATCATTGAGAAGTACGGTGTGCGCGACGAGGTGTTGTCCTTGATGGTTACTGGACTGGTGGAAGAGGATGTCGATGGCGACAAGAGATTGAAGGCCATCTACAGTTACAACATGGATAGTGAGGATGAGATGCTCAGTCTTCTTAACTTTGTAGAAGAAACATTCATACCATCCTCAAAGGAAGGCGACGACGAAGACGACCCAGACATCGACGACCTCCTGGATGGGCTGGGTATATCACTGAATTAAAATGGAAGGACTCATTAGGAAGATCGTGATCGGTCAGAACCCAAAGGATGGGATGGCCTATTACATAGGCATGAAGGCGGGGAGTGGTAACGTGTCGGCAATAGTGCTTGACGAGGAGCATCTTCACAGACACAAGATGAAGAGGTACTTGGTTTACATCAAGCGCGACGACGGACAGGTCCTGTGGAAGGCTATCGACGAGATGCCGTGCATGGTTGAGTTTGACCTTGACTTCTGATGAAGAGGATTCCGAAAGGGTTAGGCGATAGCATCGCGAGGTTCAACGAGATCATGGGGGTGACCAAGGTTGTCAACAGGGTCGCGAAGGACTGTGGGTGCAAGAAGAGGCAAGAGAAGCTGAACAGGCTCTTCCCCTACAAGAAATGAAATTCAATCCAACATATAATGAAGACGTTCAACTTCTTTGTCGTGGAGCTGAAGCAGCTCATCAACGACACAATCAAAACAGATAGCGGACTAGAGCTGTACATAGACACTCGCTTTGAAATGGGTGAGTTCGAGTACAGGATCACAGAGGGCCCTGTAGTCGCAGCGCCATTCAAGTACGACACTGGTGTTGAGCCAGGCGACACGCTCTACTTCCATCACCTGGTCGTGATGCAGGGTGGACAACCCCTAACGGGTGACGATGATCACTACATCGTGAAGTACGACCCTGAGGCCATCAACTCTCAGGCCATCGCGTTCAAGTCCAAGGAGACTGGTGAGATCAAGACACTCGGCGGCTGGACATTGCTTGAGGCTGTAGAGGAGGAAGGGGAGGAGACCACCTCCGATCTGATCGAGACCGTGGTTCTAAAAGACAAGCTGCCCACCAAGGGTCGCCTTGTGCACGGCAACGAGGAGACGGAGTACATGGGTTTGAATCCTGGTGATGTGGTAGGGTTTGCTAAGAACAGGGACTACAGAATCAAGATCGAAGGTAAGGAGTACTACAGAACACGCGCAGAAGACCTGCTCTATGTCGAGGAAGAAGTTCACAACGATTGAGGCATCCGAGAACCTCATGCGTAGCATGGAGGTCGCCATCAAGAACATGATCGAGGAGGTCAAGAAGCCTGTCGATCCAGAGGCTGGTGGGGCCGCTAGGAAGGCCGAGCTTCAGTCGATCAAGCAGACAGCTGTTGACTGCAAGGAGCTCATCATAGAGAGGCAGAGGCTGGAGCAGATGGTGAAGGATCTTAGGGACAGCGGAGAGATAAACCAAGAAAAAGATTACTCAGGTGGCTTCGCAGAGAGGTTTTCTAAGTAACTTTACACCGCGAGTATCCCCTCAAGCTTATACCTTGTAGAAAGGGTAACTGGTCACATGTGGGTTCAAGTCCCACCTCGCGGACAAATTTAATACCATGTCTAAAGTTCAAGTGTCAACATACTCGTCCCGTCGCGTCAGACGCAAGGGCGTCCATGCTAAGACGAAGACGTCCAAGCACAAGAGATCAAAGGGTTACAAGAAGCTTAACAGGGGGCAGGGTCGATGACTGCATGCGCCTGTAGCTCAGTTGGATAGAGCATCTGCCTTCTAAGCAGACGGTCACAGGTTCGAATCCTGTCAGGCGTACAATGAATGAATACCAATGCATTATGGCTAAGTATGTATGCGGGTGCGGCGAGCACGAAGAAAACAGAGACAAGGCCTCCATCAAGATCGTCGATGGCAAGGCTATTCACGACGTCAAGTGTCCGTGTGACGAGTACATGGCCTTGAAGGATCCAAAGACTGGAGCGCCAAGCTTCAGAAGCAATAGGTATGGCCAAGTACTCTGATGAGTATATTATCCAGATTTGTCCCAACGGTACAGAGGGAGAGATTGTTCGGATTGCGGATCTTGACATTGCACTTCCCGCTCAGCCTCCCGAAGAGCAGATTGCAGGACATGGACGTCCAGACCACATGCAGCTGTGGGAGAGGGTTTCTATGCCTAAGGAGCTGTCTAGGATTAAGAGTATGGACGAGTGGGCTGAGGCGCCAAGAGAGTTCCGTGAGAGGTTCCGTCCGTATATCGAGGAGGAGTATCGTCGTCGTCGCGAAGGCTTTTGGTTTTACAACGACGGCAGGCCTACTTATATTACGGGCAGGCACTACATGATGCTTCAGTGGACCAAGATGGATGTCGGGTATCCAGACTATCTTGAGTTCCAAAGAGAAATTTTCTTACATTTGTCTGCGTGTGAGGCGGATCCGAGGTGCATCGGACAGCTCTATACGAAGTGCAGACGTAGCGGATACACAAACATCTGCTCGTCTGTCCTTCTCGACGAGGCCACACAGGTCAAAGACAAGCTCCTAGGTATACAGTCGAAGACTGGTAAGGACGCTCAGGAAAATATTTTCATGAAGAAGGTGGTCTACATGTTTAGACACTACCCCTTCTTCTTCAAACCCATTCAGGATGGTACCACTAACCCACGCATGGAGCTGGCTTTTCGCGAGCCGAGTAAGAGAATCACGAAGAAGAATAAGACTACGCAGACAGGCGAAGCTCTTAATACGCTGATCAACTGGAAGAACACCACGAACAACGCATACGACGGAGAGAAGCTCCACATCCTGTACCTCGATGAGGCTGGCAAGTGGGAGAAGCCTACTGACATAAGAGATGCTTGGAGGATTCAGAGGACGTGCCTCATTGTTGGTAGGAAGATAGTCGGGAAGGCCTTGGTTGGCAGCACGGTCGACCCCATGGACAAGGGCGGTAGAGAGTACAAGGATCTATGGGAGGACTCCAGTCCTAACGAACGAAACGCAAACGGCAGGACTCGCTCAGGCCTGTATCGTCTATTTATACCAGCCTATGAATCACTTGAGGGATTTTTTGACAAGCACGGACGGCCAATCGTTGATGACCCTGATAGCCCTGTGGATGGGCTTGATGGGGATAGTATTTCTATCGGGGCAAAGACATATCTTAAGAACGAAAGGGAGAGCCTTAAGGGAGATCCTTCGGAACTTAACGAAGTAACCAGGCAGTTTCCGTTCAGCACCGACGAGGCCTTCAGGGATAGCATCGACGGCAGCCTGTTCAACATCGGCCAGATCTACGAGCAGCTACAGTACAACGACGATCTATTCCCTAACCCTGTCGTCAGGGGTAACTTCGTGTGGAAGAACGGGGAGCAGGACACAGAGGTTCTCTTCGATCCAGACCCCAAGGGTAGGTTCAGGGTTGCATGGATGCCACCGTCTGAACTGAGAAACAGAAAGGCAGAAGAGAACGGCAAGAGAATAGCACCGAATGCAGAGCTGGGGGTAGGCGGGGTTGACTCCTATGACCTTGATGCCACCGTCGACGGACGGGGGTCTAAGGGAGCGCTACACCTGTACAACAAGTTTCACATGGAGCATCCATCGAACATGTTCGTCGTGGAGTACGCATCCCGCCCGCCTCTAGCCAAGATATTCTACGAAGACGTCCTCAAGGCTGCCTTCTTCTACGGGTACCCTATCCTAATTGAAAACAACAAGTACGGGATCGCAAGATACTTTGAGTCAAGAGGTTACGACGGCTACTTAATGGATAGACCAGACCACCTGACGAGCGGAGGTAGTGCGAAGACGAAGACGAAGGGGATACCGTCAAACTCTCAGGATGTGATTCAATCTCACGCTCACGCTATCGAGGCCTACATACACGATCACGTGGGCATAAACAGGGAGACTGGGGAGCACGGGAAGATGTATTTCAACAGCACACTTGAGGACTGGATAGGCTACAAGATCGACAACAGAACGAAGTTTGACTTGACCATCAGCTCAGGCCTAGCTCTACTCGCCGCTCAGAAAGCAAAACCCAAGAAGGTGATGACTGACTTCTCAGATAGGGTGTTCCTCAGGAGATACAAGCGAAGATAGGATTTCCATTATATTTGCAACTGCATGCAATTCATGACTTCGCGGAATGTACAATAACAACAAGCGGTATTCGAAGAACTTCCCCGATCCCCTAGCGTCAAGGGAGACGAAGATGTCCAATGACTACGGGATGAAGTACGCGAAGGCTATTGAGAATCAATGGGGAAAGATCCAGGACGAGCAGTCGCTGTACAAGAAGAGGGCTAGGAACTTTGAGAGGAACAGGGATTACGCCAACGGAGTCCAGGACACGAACATCTACAAGCAGATTCTTACGTCCCTCGATCCCAACAACGGTGACGGATCGCTGGTGAACTTGGACTACACCCCAGTTCCAATCCTTCCTAAGTTCGCTCGCATCGTGGTGAACAAGATTCTGTCGAGATCCCCATATCCCAACCTTGAGGCCATCGATCCAATCTCCACGTCTGCCAAGAACGCGCAGAAGCAGAGGATCATGAACCAGGTTCAACTCAAGGAACAGCTAAAGCAGGTGAAGGACATGACTGGTGGCCTTGTTATCGATCAGGACCCAGACAGTCTGCCAGACTCCGTAGAGGAGGCGGAAATTTTCCTGGACACGAACATCAAGACTGACGCCGAGGTAGCTGGTCAGATAGCCACCAACCTCACCCTTGAATGGAACGACTTCTCTGACAACATCTACAGAAGGTGTATCCAGGACTTGGTGTCATGCGGCATGGCCGTTGTGAAGAGGGATAACGATCCAAACTACGGAATCAAGACCTCTTACGTCGACCCAGTGAAGTTCATCCACAGCTCCACTGACGATCCAAACTTCTCTGACCTCGTGTACGCTGGTCACATCAGAACGATCTCCATTCAGGAGCTGAAGAGAATTGCAGGCGACGATCTCGACGAGGATCAGTACAAGAAGATCGCTGAGAAGTCAAAGAGCCACAACAGCGACTACAACAAGATGAACCAGGTGTACTATGATGACACACTTGGTAGAAACGTGTACGGGTACGAGGAGTACATGGTTGACATCCTTGACTTCGAGTTCATCTCCGTCGACTGCATGTACTTCGAGGAGAAGGATAACCAGTACGGAAACACTGGCTTCTACTACGAGGGGTTTGAGTACAAGGAGAGGTCTGGCAAGGGAGTGTACGAGAGAACGCCACACAAGATGGAGATCAGCTCCGTCTACGGTGGCATGCTCGTCCTCGACTGCGACTACCTGATTAACTACGGACTCAAGAGCAACGTGCCTCGCAACATGCATGACGTGACGAGAGCTCGTATGTCTTACTCTGTTGTCGCCACGAACCTCCGCGACTCTATGCCAAAGAGCATGGTGGAGAGCTGCATCGGTTTCGCGGACATGCTTCAGATCACTCACCTCAAGATCCAGCAGTCCATCGCCAAGGCTAAGCCAGATGGATTGATCATCGACATCGAGGGGTTGGAGAACGTACAGCTCGGGAAGGGAGGTGAGCTTCAGCCGCTTGAGCTTCACGACATTTACGAGCAGACTGGTGTGTTCTACTACAGAAGCAAGAACGCTGAGGGCGGATTCCAAGGGGCTCCGATTCAACAGATCCCCAACAGCATCAGAAACATCAACGAGCTCATCACGCTCTACAACCACTACCTCGGCATGATCCGTGACACCACGGGCATCAACGAGATGATGGATGCATCCACTCCTAAGGGTGATACGTTGGTAGGGGTTCAGCAGCAGGCTATTGCCGCAGGGAACAACGCCACCTACGACATCACAAACGCCTCAACGATACTGTTCAAGCAGGTGTGTCAGGACATCGTCAGGTGTCTTCAGATCATCCCGCCAGAGTCTCTTCTCATGGAGATCTACAAGAACGCCATCGGCAGAGAGAATATGGACGCGCTGTCTAGCTTCTCAGATCTCCCCATGTACAACTTCGGTGTCATCATCAAGAAGGATATGGAGGATCAGGAGAAGGTCTACCTTGAGCAGAACATACAGCAGTCGCTGGCTCAAAGAGAGATCGACCTTGAGGACGCCATGGCCATCAGATCCCTGAAGGACATAAACCAAGCCGAGAGACTCCTGATAGTCAGAAGAAAGAAGCGCATGAAGGAGCAACAGGAGGCTGCTCAGCAGAACTCTCAGATGCAAGCACAACAGGCACAGCAAGCACAGGAGGCGGCTTCACAGGCGGAGCAGCAGAGGATGCAGCTTGAGTTCCAGATGGAGCAGCAGAAGATGCAGATGAAGACCCAGATGGAGCTTCAGCTTGAGGAGGTTAGACATCAATACAGAAGAGAGATTGAGCTTATCAGAGCTCAGGCCACGCTTGGATTCAAGACCGATGACCAGGACTTCAGGGAGAAGCTTGAGGTCTTCAAGGAGACCAAGAAGGACGACAGGGTTAAGAAGCAGGCTGAAGAGCAGGCCAAGCTAATCGACAAGAGGAAGGGCAAGGAACCGTTTGACATATCAATAATCTAACATGGCCAAGAGAGTAAACCTAGACGTAAGCGAAAGACTTGACATCACGTGCAAGAAGGGTGACACCTTCTCGCTCACCGTCACGCTTAAGGATTCTAATGGCGACCCATTGCCGCTGGCCACCGACAACTATAGCTTCGTCATGCAGGTTAGGGCTGATGCCAAGTCAGCTGTAAACAAGGGATCTTCTGGGCTGATCATAGGGTCACCAAGCATTGGCAGCAAGGCTGTTGATGAGAAGGGTGAGGAGGTCAGCTTCGAGCCATTCGTCACCGACGACCTAGGAAACGTGACCATCACGGCCACTGCCGCCACTATGAGAAGGGTCTCGTCTGGATCTTATCTCTACGACTTGCAGCAGATCAAGCCAAACACAACGACTGGTGTTGATGAGCACAAGACGATTATCGACGGGTCGTTTGTGGTCAACCAGGATATATCTGAAGCCACTCTGACTGAATCACGATGAGCGATATCACAGTAACAGTACAGGACGGGGTTACTGTTGATGTCACTGTTGTCGATGGCAACTCCGTGACCGTTGAGTCACCAGCATCCTCCTCCATAACCGTAACCAGCAAGGGGCCTAAGGGTGACACTGGTGAGACTGGACCTCAGGGCGATACAGGACCTACAGGTGCTGGGGTCGCTGCTGGTGGCACTGAGAATCAGGTGCTTCAGAAGAACAGCGCAACTGACTACGACACCAAGTGGAGCGCATATACGCTACCAGCTACCGACGGAGATGACGGTCAAGTTCTTACTACTGATGGATCAGGAACCGTTACATTCGCCTACCCAAAGACTATCTCTGAGAGCGTCAAGAACGTGAGTGGCGGCATCCTCTACAAGGGGACTCCTGTCCACGTTACTGGGTCTGTCGGCAATCTCGCTGAAGTTATTGCTGCTGATGCAGCTACAAACTACCCAGCCCACTTCGTGCTTGATCAGGACCTTGATGACGAAGAAGAAGGTGAGGGCATTGCTCTTGGATTCATCAACAACGTAGATGTCCCTGACGCCTCTATCTATACAGAAGGTCAGACCGTATATCTTGGGGCTTCTGGTGGATGGGTGACTACTAAGCCAACAGGAACAAATGCCATACAGAACCTTGGTATTATCATCAAGGTCAATGTAAGTGGCAATAAGATCTCTGGAATTGTTATGGGTGCTGGCAGGGCAAACGACGTCCCCAACATCCCTCAGGATCAGATCTGGCTTGGTAACGCAAGCGGAGTGGCCACGCCAACAGCGTTCGGGATTGACTTGGACTCAACGCCACAGCTCGGTGGTGACCTTGACGTCAACGGCAACAAGATTGTAAGTGCAGGAGGTGGAGACATCAGCATAGAGCCAAGCACCACTGGAGACATTGTCTTAAGGCCAGTGACTGGAGCAATATCTCTTCAGTGTCAAACGGGGGTTGAGATTGACGGTAAGTCCTTTCCTTCAAGCATCAAATTTCTTGAAGCAGACACTCAGTCCCCTAGGCATACCATATCCTTCTTTGCCCCCAACACATGGGATAGCAACCTGGCGTTTACTCTACCTTCAGCTGACGGTTCTGACGGCCAGGTTCTCAAGACAAACGGTAGTGGAGTTCTTTCTTTTGTTAGCAAGATGGATGATGTGTCAGACGACACTACACCGCAGCTCGGTGGTGACCTAGACGTCAACGGTAACAAGATCACGTCTGCATCTAACGGCGACATCACCATTGACCCTGACGGCACAGGTGCAATCATCCTCAAGTCTGACGACATTCAGTTTGATGGAGCGGGTACGTTTCAGGGCAAGATTAAGCTCTATGAGTCTGACATTCTTGGGAGCAACTTCGTTGCACTGGCGGCTCCGCTTAGCGTGACGTCTGACATTACGTTAACCCTTCCAGATGGATATGGGTCTAACGGTCAAGTCCTGACAACAAACGGTGCTGGGACTATGTCATGGACGACTGTTCTTGACGGGAACTCGGATACGCTCGTTGGGGTTACATCATTTAAGCCTGCAGGGGCTACTTCCGCTCAGCTGGCTATCTATGACGACGATGAGAGTAACTACGTAATCCTCAGGGCCCCCAGCCTAAGCTCAAATACGACCTACTACCTCCCCTCTACTGACGGTAGCTCTGGGCAAGTTCTTCAAACAAACGGCAGTGGTAGCATGAGCTGGACTAGTGTCGGCACTGTAGATACTAGCGGCACCCCAAGTGTAACTCAGCTAGCCGTATTCACCGACGCCGACACCATAGAGGGTGACACAAATCTCCAATGGACTGGGACTAAGCTAACAGTTGCGGGTGAGCTAGCTGCAGATAGAATAAACAGCAGTGTTAAGATTGCCTTGAGCAGCGCTGGGAATTACGCAGTTGGCTCAGAGGTACTCAACTCAGTATACTCCTCTTCCGCACTTACAGGCAACGCTGGACAGGTTCATTACTTGGGTAGCGCTACCTCTGTAGCAGCCAATGCAACTACTGAGGCTAGTGGCTCTGGTATGCTCGTGGTGGTAACTGACGCAGAGGATAGGTCTGAGCTTCTTGCAAGAGGGGTGGTGAGGGTCTCTACTACGCTCACGTCAGCCTCTATTGGTGACATAGTATATCTAGATACCACTGCTGGAACGGTCACGACAACAGCGCCTACAGGGAGCGGCAATGTCGTTAGGATTGTTGGGCATGTAGTGAAGCCATCGGCAAACATGATTTACTTCAACCCATCATCTGACTGGATTGTTGTGGCATGAGCATAGACAAGCTATCTGGAGTTTCTTGGTCGTCTATCAGCAAGGTTGACGGAGTCGCTGTCGCAAACATCTCTAAGGTCGCAGGTGTTGATGTGCCAGCAGACTACTTCCTTGATACCCATGCGGGTGCTGTTGCAGCCTATAGCCTTAGAAAACTTTCCTCTACAGCCACTACGGCTATCACCGTAGAGAACTCGTCTGGCACGACAGCTGACATAGGGTTTGACTCTAACGGCGACCTCGATACATCTGCACTCACAACTCACTGTGGTAGCAACTACGGCAGGGTGAGCAAGTGGTGGGACCAAAGCGGAAACGGGAACCACATGGAGCAGACTACTGCTGCCTCTAGACCATACATAGTCGACGCTTCGGGTAACGTCATCACCACAACTACAAACTCCATCCCAGCCCTAGACTTCTACTTTGGTTCTACGGCTAGGTGGTTGCAGGACACTTTCGTGTCTAACAACGGAGATCACTACGTAGCGTCTGTTCTTGCTGAATTTAGAACCGTTACTACGGGACAACAAATAATCAGCCAGTGGTCTGCTACAGCTACACAGCAGGTTCTGCAAATTACGTGTAGCGCTTTCTCTTGGCTTAGATCAGCATGCAGGTATGACACGGCGTCAAACAATCTTGGGCGAGCAGACACCACAGACACAGTATCGATTAACACTGAGTACATCATAACCTCTTACATGTCGGCCTCACCTTACGAGGGAGACACCGACTTCAATGGGGACAAGACAGACACGGATATTGGGTTTCCGACAACGGGAAACATAAGAAACAACAGCCAGCTTATGGCTATAGGTAGGCGGTCTGACAACGGAGCGGCTCAATTCCAAGGCTTTATGTCTGAGTTTATCTTTTGGTCAGACACGACGATACCGTCTCAAGCAAACATCATGACTGACACCAACACACACTATTCTGTTTTCTGATGGCAAAGACAGCAACCGATACAGGCAATAAGATTACTGCTGGATATGTCGTAAGGATTGACAGCATTGAAGAATATTTCGAGACTGAGGCGGGGGCTCTTGTTTGGGCTAAGGCAGGAAACATTCCATCTGTTTCTTTTTACACAGACCCAAGCATCTCTGACGAATTAAAGCTCGATGACTTGACCTATGGGAACCTCATGGAGTACTCATCAAATATTTGATAACTTTACAGCATGGCTAAGGACGGAAGACTTAAGGGCTTGCTAAAGAGAGCGGGCGTACGTGGAGTTAACAAGGCTAAGCGTACACCCAATCATCCGAAGAAGTCACACGTCGTGGTGGCTAAGAAGGGTGACAAGTTCAAGCTCATCAGGTTTGGAGAGCAGGGAGCTAAGACTAATCAGAGCGCTAAGCAGCGCAAGGCTTTTAAGGCTCGCCACGCGAGCAACATCGCTAGAGGAATCTTCAGCGCAGCATACTGGGCCAACAAGGTGAAGTGGTGATGAATGCTGTGAAGAAGAACAAGGGTGGCCAACTGAACATCTCGCAGAAGACTGTGGAGGTGGCTCCGCCTGACGGATACCACTGGATGGAAGATAGGGGTAGGTACTTCCTGATGAAGGGAGAGTACAAGCCTCACCCCAAGGCCGTGGCCAAGGCTAAGTTTAAGCAAGTCAGCCATGCCTAGGGTTGTAAAGAAATACAAGAAGAGCGGGTCTGTGAAGGACGCTTGCTACACCAAGGTCAAGTCTCGATACAAGATCTGGCCGTCGGCGTATGCGTCTGGCGCTCTTGCCAAGTGCCGTAAGGTTGGCGCAAAGAACTGGGGCAATGGGAAGGGTAAGAAAGACTAAGGCTGGACTCAACCTCAAGCGCTGGTTCAAGGAGAGGTGGACTGACGAGAAGGGAAACGAATGCGGAAGCTCCGAGAACAAGGGGGTGAAAAAGTGCAGACCATCAAAAAAAATTTCCAGCAAGACACCGAAGACTTGGTCTCAACTAGGCCCATCAGGCAAGAGCAGAGTAGTTAGGCAGAAGAGAAGAGTTGGGATGGGGAGAAATGCACCACGTGCTGCCAACGGGATGAAAGTTGTAAAGACCCAATAATTGCTATATTTGCAACAAACTTTTCAAGATACAACTAAGCAATGGCAACTACAAACGCAACTATTACGCTATCTAGCTCAGACCTGACTGGTGATGCATTGGCGCTCTCAGCGTCGTCAACACTGACGAAAGCTGGCTCTGTCACTGGCCTCGACCAGACCACTGGTGTGGCTAGAAAGATCTACACTGCAACCACTCTGGACAATCTCTTTGACGGGAATGACTACACCGCTGCGAAGGCTCACAAGGTCTACTTGAGAAACCCAAGCACTGTGGCTACAGAGTACTTTACCATCTCCATCGGAGACAGCGGTGGAACCCCAGAGGAAATTGGAAGGCTGTACGCTGGAGACTGGATGTTCATGCCTTGGAGCGCTCATGATGCTGCCAACGACATCTGCGTCACTCCAAGCGTTGCAACGACCATGGTTCTTGAGTACTTGCTCATCTTCGAAGCCTGATGGGTACAGTTCGAGCAAGCGTAACGATAGGCACGGACAACGTGCTGACAACCCCTGTGACTATTTCGTCAAGTAAGTCGTTTACGGCTGACTCTGGCAGCGTCACCAGGGTGAAGCTCGCTCCCGTTGCTACGGATCCCACCAACCCAATCATCTACAAGGCTACTGACAAGCTGGACAGAACGTACCTGTACGTCAGAAACCTTGCCACTGAGCTTGAAAAGTTTGTTTACCTGTGGGTCGATGGTGGTACTGACGACATTGTGATAGCAAAGATTGGGGGAGGGGAGTTCACCTTCATTCCAGTTCCAAGCGACAAAACATTCAGGGCCTACGGGACGGACGTTGATCAGCTGATCGAGTACGCTGTCTTCGGGCTTGACAACTCATCCACAACCTTAGGATAATGGCACACGATATCATAGAGGTAACAGTTGCCGTTGACGGCGACACTGCTTATTCTCCCAACGACGTTCTTTTTCAAATGACAGAGGTACCCTTGCCAGCCAGAGCCTGCAAGATTGTAGACGCATATTTTGAAGGGGCCGCGCCAGGAGTTCAGAACCACCTGATTAGTCTGTATTTCTTTAAGTCGAACACAGGCGGTGAGCTTGGACCGCTTAACTCCGCAGCTAACATAACCGCTGACAACTTTGCTTCAAACAAGTTTATTGGATCTGTACAGCTCCTCAGCGATTCTGACTCAGCCCTGGAAAATGTAGTGCCAACGATGCTTGTTGCAAGAAGAATTAACGGACTTGCTGGTAGCACTGGCGCCACCTTCGGAGGAGGCACCAATGACATGGTACTGAAGGGAGATGTCGACTACGATGGACCTACTCAGCATGGAGTTTACGTATCTGGCTTGAACGTAGTAGGCATTCCAGATTTTGTCTCTGACAAGAACTGCAAGGTTATACTTCACGTAGAATACTAATAGAAAACAAATACAATGGAAGAGCAAATTCAATCCAACGAAGCTCCTCAGGTGGAGCAATCACAAGTAGAACAACAGCAACCAGAAGTCCAGGAATCATCACCTGGGCTTCAGTTCTTTGACAACGTAAACGATCTGGCAGCTAGCTTTGAGCAGCAACCACAGCAGGAAGAACCTGTCGTGGGGGAGCCTCAGCAGTACCAGGAGTCTGCATACGTAGACCCTGAGGCAGCGCCAGTTCAAACCAACGACGAAGTAATCTCCGACGAAGAGGCAGAGCGTATGATGCTGCAGTACATGGGCGAGAAGCTCGGTAGGCAGTTCGGATCGTTCGACGACTTCAACACGTCGGAGCCAACCCAACAACAACTTGACGAGCGTGTAGAGGCTATCGCTCGCTTCGTTGATGAGACAGGTCGCTCACCAGAGGACTGGTTTGCGTATCAGCGACTCAACCCATCCGAGATGGATGACTACAACGCTGTGCGTGTACACATGGCCACTGAGTATGCATCACTGTCCGCCGACGAGGTGAACACCCTCATGCAAGGAAAGTACAAGCTGAATCCTGACATGTATAGTGAGGATGAGGTTAAGATGGCTCAGCTTCAGCTGAAGATTGATGCCCAGAATGCTAAGGAGGCTATTGGTAGAATGAGAGATTCTTACAGGCTCCCAGCACAGCAGGCTCAGATTTCAGATGATGACGACCCCATCATTACGGATGAGTGGATCAACAACATGAGCAAGGAGGTAGACTCCCTGACTGGTCTTGAGTTTGACCTTGGTCAGGGTAAGACCTGGACGTTCGGGTTGAATGATCAATACAAGTCCACACTAAAGGAGAAGAACGCAAAGCTTGACGAGTTCTTCGACCCATACGTACGGGATGACGGAAGCTGGGATTATGACACGCTCTCGTCTCACCGCGCCGTAGTTGACAACATCGATCACATCGTCTCGTCTGTATACAGACAGGGGTTGAGCGACGGTCAAAGAGGTGTGGTGAACAAGGCGGCAAACATCTCAACGAAGTCACCAGTACAGAGTCAAGCACCAACTTCTAATCCGCTTACCGATCAACTAAGAACAATTCTCGGTAACGGAAACAAAATGACTTTTAACATCTAAGACTAAGAAATTATGGCTACAGTAGGATCTCCTGGAGTCGGCAATCAACCAACGTTTAATGCCAACCCCAGTAAGTATACAACCATCCACGACCTGTTGGATGTAAACAAGCATGACAACAGAGATCTGTTGATCAAGACTTACGGTGATCAGGGTATCACTGGATTTTTGGAATTGACTGGCGCAACCAAGTCTGCTGGTACGAACGACTTCGTTCAGTACTGGGAGGAGGAGCGTCGTCACAGACTTGTCGCTTTGACTGGTGCTACGTTTACAGCTAACGCAGGAACTGCTGGCGTAGTAAACTTCAACGTCACGCCTACCGACCTCGTTGACGGGAAGGGAGCTATCGAATTGCAGACTGTTGTGATGAACGACAGAACTGGTGAGGTGTTTATCTGCACTGCTGCCAACGACGAGTTCAAGAGACTTGACGGCACGGCAGGCGGAACTGACTGGGTAGCTACAGATAGCCTGATCGTATTGGGCAACATGTACGAGCAAGGCTCAGATGCTCCTGGTAACTTCATGAAGACGGACGCCACCAAGCGTAACAACTCGTTCATGATCATCAAGGACTTGTACGAAGTAAATGGTTCACAGGCTACCAACATCGGTTGGGTGAACGTAGGTGGCGATTACAGATGGTACATCCACGGTGAGCAAGAGACTCGTAAGCGCTTCTTGGATAAGAGGGAGATGATGATGCTGTTCGGTCAGTTGACTGGTGCAGATTCATCTACCATCGCTACAAACAACGGCGGAGTTGCTGGTTCTGAAGGTTACTTTGCAGCCATCAATGATAGAGGCATTGAGGTAACCAACGGCAGCGCCAACCCTCTCGACTCTTTCGCTGAGTTTGACAACATCATTCTTGAGCTCGACAAGCAGGGTGCTCCTTCTGAGTACGCTATGTACGTCAACAGAACTCAAGACTTGGCTATCGACGACATGCTTGCTTCTGGTATCTCTTCTGCTGTTACCGCTGGTCTCCCAGGTCAGTTCGGTGCATTCCAGAACTCACCAGACATGGCTGTTCAGCTTGGATTCAAGAGCTTCACTCGCGGTGGTTACACGTTCCACAAGCACGACTGGAAGCTGTTGAACGATCCAACCCTCTTGGGTGCCTCTACGAAGTACATGGGTGCTATGGTTCCTTTGACTCAGGTCACTGATCCACGCACTGGTACTAAGGCCCCAGCTTTGGAGTTGAACTACAAGGAAGCAAACGGATACTCTCGTGAGCTTGAGCACTGGGTGCGTGGCGGCGGTGTCTTCGGACACAACGAGCTGTCTAAGGACGTTGCAGAGATGCACTACCGTTCTGAGATCTGCTTGATCACTCGCGCTGCTAACCAGCACGTTGCTCTCCTGGGATAATTAACCTGAAGTGAAGGGAGGGGCTTCGGCCCTTCCCCTATCTTCATAATCTTTCAAGACATGGCACTTATTCCAGTTTTTGTTCCAGACGGATCTGCAACGACTCAGGCGTTTACAACGTCCACGAGTGAGATCGATCCAGCTGGAGCTTACGAGGTTAAAGCTAACAACACTGGGGCTGCGGTAGCAACCCTCCCCACTCCAGTTGCTAAGCACACGAAGCTGAAGGATAGCAATGATCAGATTATTGACCCTTCAGTTGTTTACGGACAGTACATCAAGTTGTCAATTGCGACCCTTGGTACTAGCTGGACCGTTACTTACTATGACGCATCTGAAGGAGCTTCTTATGAAGCAACCTTCAACAACGTAGCTGATGAGCTTGTTTTGGTTGCAGTACCAGTATCAGGCGATCAGCTCGGTGGTTACATGGTTGTCGAGAACAACTCAGTTTCTCTGGCTGCCGCATAATCTGTAACGTGAAGCGTAAGTACTTTCTCTTTAGAAAGGAAGACCTAAGTCTGCTAAGCTCCTCCTCGTCTGACACGGGGAAGGGGCTTAGCGTCTTTGGAGTGAATGCAGACGCCATGTCCTACATCACCGCCATTCAGGGTGGTGTCGTCATGTATTTCAACAACGCCACGCCATACGAGCAAAGCGCACTCACTGACGGTGAATCATTCGAGAAGGCAGAGGTAACTGTCAACTGTGAGGAGGGAAAGGAGGTTGATCTCATAGAGTCGATCATGAAGTTCCTTGGTAGCGACAACTCTGACACCATCATGAGGTTTGACTCTGTAGCTCAGAGGTCTGATATCAAGGAGGTGAAGACGTCTCTGTCTGTTGGGGCAACTATTAAATCCCACCCAATCAATAGGGTTACTAGGGAAACAAGCTTCCAGTCTGATGACTCGTTCACCCCTAGCTCTGGCAATGTCATAAACGACATCGACTTCTACACCGCTTCAAATAAACCCATCCTCGATCTTGAGGCGGAGAATGCAACCTACAACGCATCGTCTCCGTTTGAGCTCACCGCTTGGGCTAACAGCGGAACAGGCGGCTCCGACTACGACGTCAACGCGGCAGGATCTGTAGGCACGAACATCCAGAACGTTTCGGCTGGATCAGCGACTGGATTGTCTAAGGACTCAGCCAGTTTTGCTCTTAACAGCTACACCGTTCTTTCTAACACCCTAACCGTTAAGGACGACTACACCATGTATGTGGTTTACTCGCCGAATGTTGGGGTGACTGCAGAGACGCACGGGGTACTCTACGGGAGCACCTCTGGCAACAGCATGGGGTTGAACGTGGTCAACGAGGACGCCACGAAGAGCTCCAGTCAGATCAGCACATTTGGTGTTAGGCACGAGAGTAGTGTAGCAACACCAGCCATCGTTAGAACGGATACGACAGAGTTTAACACAGTCTCCTACACCTACCCAGTTCTTGACAGCGACAACCCTGATTATCAGCAGTGTTACGTGTTCGTGATCAGGAGGGATGCTTACAACAACCTGTTCATGTACAATCACAACGGTGATGTTGTGGCCGCCATCAAGGAGAACTACGACCAAAAGATCTCCGCTCTCGGCACCTTGCCAGGAGATACCACGGGGAACTTCGTTCTTGATCAGATCGGAAGCGCAGGGGGCAACATCTCGTCATCCTTCAAGGGTAGACTTGCTAGGCTAGGTGTTATCGAGAAGGACATTGGTGATGCGCAATGTCGTAAATTAGCAGAGGACTTATTTAATCTATACAAATTCTAATGGAACAAACAACTAAGCGTCGTGCTACGAGCACGGCCAAGACCGAATCAGAGGTCAAGGAAGCACCTGTCAAGCAGGTGAAGAAGAGCGCACCCATCAAGCGCAAGGTAGAGGCCCCAACCTCTCGCGTGTACCAGACAGTGAACGGAGGTGGAATCGTACACATGATCCAGTCGAAGGGGATTACAATCTTTGACGAGGAGAGCGGTCAGGTAAGAGAGATGCGCTACTGCCCCAACGAGCCATCTATCTGGAGGGATGAGCAGAGCGACAGCGCTCGCAAGGAGGCTGTAGTGTTTCGCAACGGAAACCTTATCGTTCCTCGCACCAAACCCAACCTGATGGAGTACCTCGACCGTCACCCTGGTAATCAGGCAAACGGTGGCAACAACTTCAAGATGGTCGACAACAAGAAGGATGCACAGATCAACCTTGAGAAGGAGTTCTCCGTGAGCGAGGCCATCATTGCCGTTCGCGACAAGTCGATTGAGGAGCTCCTCCCCGTCGCCATCTACTTCGGAATGAACATCGATCGCAACGCATCTGAGATTCGCTTCGACCTGCTCCAGCGAGCCAAGAAGAATCCATCGGAGTTCCTTGGTGCCTTCGACTCACCTATCGTGAAGGTCAGAGCCCTTGTCAAGCAGTGCCAGTCATACCAGATCATTGCACTGAAAGAGGATGGGGCGTACTGGTTCGACAGCAACAAGATGATCGTAGCCAACCCAGCTGGTCACGACTGCGACGACACACTATCTCGATTCCTTATGACAGAGAAGGGGGCAACGACCCACTCGTCTCTAGAGGAGAGGTTAGAGAAGCTCGGTTAAGAGCGGAGGGGGCCAACAGGTCCCCTCTTTCTTTTTGTATATTTGCTACATGATTAGTGTAGTTAGGGTGTTCAACGCGATCCGTGATCTCTGCAATGAGGATCAGAGAGGTTTTGTTACGCCTGAGGTATTCAACTCCTTTGCCGAGATCGCTCAGGAGGCTGTGTACGAGGACATGAAGGCTGAAGTCCTTGCGACAGACAGGCTCAGAAAGTCCAACGCAGATCTTGG